GGCCTTGTCCCAGATGCTGCCGGTCGTACCGCTGCCATCGTCGTCAATCAGCGAGTTGTACCAGACGCGCGAAATGGTGGTTGCCATCGCCTACACCGCCTGTCGTTTCAGGATGCGCAGCAGCGCATCGAAGCTCTCGCGCCGCGAGCTCGCGACCACCGCGCAGAGCGGAAAGAGTCGGTTCAGCGGATCGAACTGGGTCATCGTCACCTGCTGAATCAGGAACGTCCCGGAGATCAACGTCGGCGGCCCGAGGGAGATGGTCACCGTGCGGCCCGCGCGCGTCGTCTTGTCGCGCGTCGTGTACCTCAGGGTCTCGATGGGATCGCGCAGTTCCCAAATTTTGGCCTGCCCGCGTGCCAGGGCTTCCGTCTGGGACAGGCGCGCATCGTTGATGTGCTCTTCGTGGATGCCGTCGCCGCCGACGAGCGCCGCCATGCGCGCCTGCGCATCCGTGTCATCGACCTGGACGAACAGGTTGATGGTTTCCCCGAGGGGCAGCGCCGCGATCAGGCCGGTGACGCCGGTCAGGTGCGGCTCGACCACGACGGCGGAGTCCGCCGCGATCGCGGCGACAATCGCGCCGAGGCCGGTCGCGGGAATGCCGGTCAACGTCGTCCCGCTGATGCCGGTGTACCGCAGGATCATCGAATCGACGCGGACCCAGCCCGCCGACGGGAAGCCCGTCACGCCCTGCAGCGGGAGGGAGGCGTCCCCCGCCAGCGCGCCGACTTGCGCCGTCAGTGGCGCGGCATCCTGTAACTCCTCGTCGGCCGCGTCGTCCAGGTACTCGACACCAGGATCGTTGTTCGCGATCTGGCCGACGTAGAAGTACTCGACGCCCCCGCCCTTGGTGCGATAGAGCCGCCGCGCGGTCACGCCGACCGGGCCGACGGGCAGATTGAACACGCGCACGCGCCCGCCGCCAGCCGTGTTGTCGATGGGGCTGAGGACCGAGAGGCCTTCGTCTGGCGTGTCGTCGGTGTACTCCGAATCCTCGTCCCACAGTTGGTCATTGCCCGAGACGTGGCCGACGTAGAAAAAGCGGCCGTAGAAATCATCCAGGCGCGTGCGATAGAGCTTGCGGCCGGTGACCCCGTCAGGCCCGTTGTTCAGGTGCCAGCGGACGGCGCCGCCGCCCGCCTCGTAATAGTTCGCGCAGACTTCGCGGAGGTCTTCGTCGGCGACGTTGTCCTCGAATTCCGTCTCCGGATCGGGCGTGGGGAAGTAGTAATAGTCGGGATCGTTGAACGTGGCGACGAGATAGAAGTTCGGCCCGTTGCTCTCGGTGCCCTTCGTGCGATAGAGCCGCCGCCCGGTGATGAACGTATGCCCGTCGGGCATCGCGTACACCGGCGAGAGCGGCAACGTCACGCGCGCCTGGAGTCCGCCCGCACTGCTCGTCACCTCAGGCGCCTTTCCGGTCAGGCCGCTATCAGGGACGGCGTCGTAGAACGAGGACGACCCGGCGTTGTCCAGGTCCGCGAGCGCGAAGAACGTGTTGCCATTCGCTTTCGTGCGATAGAGCCGCCGCGAGGTGACACCCGTCGGCCCCACTGGCGCCGTCAGTTGCGTCGCTTCACCGCCCGCCGTCGCGACCAGGGGCGGCGCCGTCGTGAGCGCCGAGTCCGGCGTGTTGTCGACCAACGACACCGAGGACCCGTTCCCGGAGACCTGCCCCACGAGATAGAACGGCCCGTTGCTGCTGCCGCCGCTCTTGGTCCGGTAGACGTTGCGCGCCAGCGTGACATCCGCCGGCCCGGTCGGCAGTGACACGACCTGCACCTGTCGTCCGTGCTGCGTCTGGGCCGGCGCGACGACCGTCAGCGCATCGTCGGCGACGCGATCGAGGAAACTGCCGCCAGACCCGTTGCCATCGATCTGGCCGACCAGGTAGTACGCACCGCCGCCCTGTTTCGTCCGGTAGACGCGGCGCGCAATCGTGCCGCTCGGCCCGGTCGGTACGTTGCTCACGAGCACGGCGCGCCCGAGGGACTCGCGGACGCCTTCGGATGGCCCGGTCTGGTTCGTGTGGGTGAAGGTGGTCGACCCGATTGGCATTTCGGCGACCTTGTACAGCGGCGACGATCCCCCGTTCCCCGCGGGCACGGTGCCGGTGCTGTAGACGTTCCAGCCGCACCCGTTCGGCGCGTCGAAACATTGCACCTGCGGATTCAGTCCCTTGTCGCTGTCGATGGCGCGTCCGCTCAGTGGCGACTCGCCGTAGATCGGATGCACCCAGGTGACGCAATAGGCGATGGTCTGGCCCGTACCGGAGCCGCTCACGCTCGGCGTATTGGGCTGGCGCGCGTTACAGGAAATGAACCCGCCGCCATTGCCGACGGTCTCGCGCCCCGTCCCGTCGACAAACGACGTGAGATACGAATAGCTCCCGAGGAGCGGACCTGGCTCGCTGGAGTGCGGCGAGTAGCTCGGCGAGCTCGGCGCGGGCTGCGCGTTGAGGCTGATCCCGTTCGGCGGCCCGACGAGCGTTTCGCCAAGCGCCGTGACAAACGTCGCGCGATAGAAGAACGTCCCGATCAGCACGCCAATCACGGCCGGCACCTCTTGCAGGCCCGGCGATCCCTGCGGCGTGATCACGGCTTGACAAATGCGCGAGATGGTCCCGCCGATTAAGGACTCACCCTGCGGCGTCACGAACGCCACGGCGTACTGATAGGTCCCGACCAGCGGACCCGCGCCAGCCGGGACGGCGCCGAGTGTCGTCGGGTTCGGGCACGGCGGCACCGTCACACTGCCGGACCAGGCGCCGAGCTGCGTCTCGCCGTACTTGGTGACGAAGGTCAGCGCATAGCGGAACGTCCCGATCAGTTTTCCAGACACGTTCAGGACGCTCGGCAGCGGCGCGTCTGGCGCGGCGAGGGCCGGCACGCTGACCGTCGCCGATCCCGAGAGCAACGTCTCGCCGTCGTTCCGCGTCGTGTAGGTACTGGCGTACTCGTAGGTCCCGGCGAGTGGGCCGCTGCCCATCGTCAAGACTTCGTACTGCCCGATGTTCGAGGGCGGGCCCAACCGATTGGCCGTCACCGGACCGGATTCGGCGCCCGGAATGGTCTCGCCCTTCGATGTGCGGAGCGAGACCCGATACTTGACGGTCCCGAGGATGCCGCCCACGCCCGCGGCGAGCTCGGCGGACGGGGCGGCGGGTCCGACGAGCGAGCCGCCGACGTTGGAGGCCGGACCGCCGTTGACTTTGCCGCCGTAGAAAAACCGCTGGACGTCGTGCACGGCCATCCCGCCCGTCGCGGAAAAGAGCGTCGCATCTTCGATCGGCATCGTCACGTCGCCGCTCGAAATGGGCACCGTGGTCCGACTGCCGCCGCCCGTCACGTAGACGCGCGTCTTGACCGGGTCCAGGTCGATGCCGTGCGTGATCGCCGCGGCCGTGTGCGGCTCCCAGTGATAGATCGTGCTGACGGCGTCGCGCGGCGTGATGAAGAAATTGACGTCGTTCCCGTAGTCGACGAACCAATAGGCCCCGATCCGCTTCGCCAGCAGGTCGAGCGCCGCGGTGACGGTCGATTGCGTGAGCGTGAACTCGTCAATCCACGGCAGGTCGGGTTCCACCTGGTAGGTGTAGTACCCCTGCGTGTACGTCTGGATAATGTCGATGACAATCGAGCTCGCGCTCATCCCGACGTACCGCTTCGTGATCAGCCGCCGATTGAGGAGCCACTCGCCAGAGATGCAGGTCAGGTCCCACGCGATGTGTTTCGGCGTGTCGCCCTCGTAGACCTGGACCCGATGCTGGATACGCCCCGCAAACAGCAGTTGCGCGGGGTCGAGCGAGCCGAGGCCGATCTTGACTTCGTGTCCCACCTCCGGCGTGGTCCACCACACGCGCATCGTGGCGATGTTCGGCTGGCCGTCGAGATAGTCCGTAATCTGCAACCCGGCGACCCGCAGCACCTTCGACAGGGGATAGCCGCCGATGGAAATGGCGAGCGTGGGCGCGTAGTACCCCAGGCGTGACGCGCCGAGCCGCATCACATTCAGGCGCGCATGCATGAGCGCCTTCTGATCGCCGGTAATGGGCATCGCGCGTCACCCTCGCGTCGTCTGGATTGCGGCGTCGCCCATCCGCTGCGCGAGCCGCATCTGGTCGGCCGGCGTGTCCAGGAACGAGTTCTCCGCATGCACGACCACGTTGACGGCGGGCGCGCCGCTGGTGCGCTTGCCGCCGAACGCGGGGCCCAGCGTCGTCGCGTACTCGGTGACGCTCATCCCTTCTGGTTTCTTCGAGAGCCACGCCGACTGCTGCTCCGCGATGGTCAGGTTCTGGACGCTCTGCCGCCAGCGGTCGTACGCGCTCGCGGCCTTGTTCGCGCCCTCGACGGCCTGGTCAATCACCGCCCCCTGCAACTCGTAGTACTTCTGAATTTCGGCGTCGATGGCTTTCATCCCCGCTTCGACTTCGTCGGCCCAGGCCTTGGCGGCGGCCTGGGATTCTTCGAACACCTTGACCGACGCGCCCATGTTTTCCACGAACCCCGGCATCGCCTCGGCGCCAAGCATCGTGTCGATGCGGCGCGAGGGCAGCAGGGTCGAGCCGCGCGGGAGCTCGTCGTACTTCAGCGCCTCCTTGTACTTGTCCAGTTCCGCCTTCAGGTCCCGGTAGGTCTGGGTGCCCTTGAGCCCCTGCGTCTCGAGCGCCTTCGTGGCGTCGCCGAAAATCTTGACGAGCCCCTCGTACTCGCTCCGCAGCGGCACGGCCCCGTCGTGGCGGAGCTGCTGCAGCGCGGCGAGATTCTGCTTGGCCTTCTCGACGGCGGCGTCGCCCGTCAGTTGGTTCACCAGGTCATTGATCTTTTTCTGCTCCGCGGCGGCGAGTTTCGCGGCCTCCATCCGCTGGGCGAGCGACGCGGCGTTGCGCTTCTGGGCCTCCGCGTTCGCGTCCGTGGCGCCGGTGTTGGCCTCGGTCTCTTGCGTGAGTGCCGCGATCAGGTCCTTCACCGCCGCCGGCTGCTTATCGGCGAGCACTTTCCACGTGTCGCCGACGACGGCGCGGAACAGTTGCCATTTCCCGATGGTGCCCTCGTCCAGACCGCCCTTCAGTTTTTCGACGTTGATGATCAACTGCCCGAACGCCGACGCCGTCTCGGTCTTGAAGTTGCGCATCCAGCGTTCGAACCGCTCGCCCGCGTCATCGAGGGCCGCGTTCTGGTCGGTGGAAATCACGCTATTGAACTTGCGGGCGACCTCGATCGCCGCCTCGATGTCGGTCGACGCGCCCGCCATCGCCTTCCCGATGCGCGCGCCGAACAGTTCGGAGGACACCTCGTCGCGCAGGGAGCCTTGCAGTTTGCCCAGGCTCTTCTCGATCTGCATGAACAGGTCGAACCCGCCGAGCCCTTGCACGTCGCGGAGCTTGAGCCCCATCGCGTCGAGGGCCACGACAATGGATTCGTCGCCGCCGGCGATCTGGCGACTCAGGTTGTAGATCGCTTGGCCCATCGAGGCGGCGTCGACGCCAAACTCGCTCATCGTGCTGCCGAGGAGTTGCAGGTCCTCGACGCTCATCTGCGTCTGGTTACTGAGGTCGTCCAGGTCGGACGCCGTATCGAGGATCTGTTTCCCGAACTGGAGGATCTGTTGCCCGCTAAATGCGATGCCGAGGGTGCCGGCGAGTGACTTCAGGGTGCCGACCCACGCCGTCTGCGCGGTGTTGACGGTCTTCGTGGCATCCGCGATCCGCTGCAACTTCTCGGGCACGTCTTCGCCCATCGCGCGCATTTTGGCGACCGCTTCCTGCGCCTGCGCGCCGACGCGCTGGAGCTCGGTCGCCGTCAGGCGCGATACGCCGCCGATGCGCTCGATGGCTTCCGCCATCAGCGTGGCTTCGCTCATGACCCGGCGGCCGCTCAGGGAATCGGCCATCCGCGACAGCGACGACTGGACGCGGGACGCGCTCCCTTCGAACCCGCGGAGCTCCACCTGCGCCTTCGACACGGCGGCGCTGAAGCTCGAAAAATCGGCGACGAGCTTGCCGGAGAGCGGCATGCGTTACGACTCCGCGTGGGCGGTCAGTTCTTCGAGGAGCACGGTGTACTCATCGACGGTCAGGGCTCGGACCCAATCAAGACGCCAGCCGCAGCGGATGGCGAGGGCGAGGTCGACGGCGACGCCGGCGCGCCAGGCGTCGTTTTTTTTTCCGCCTCGCGCTCGGCGGTCATCGCCTCCTCGTGCCGTTCGATTGCCTCGCGGATCTCGCCGAACGTCTCGGGCGTCAGGTTATCGAGCACGCTCTGCAGCTCCGCGACGGACAGGCCGCGAATCGACACCGGTTGCCCCTGGTCATCGACCAGGGACCAGTCCACCAGGTACGCCAGGATGGACGACAACCCGACCTGCAGCAGGTCGAGCGTGCGTTCCCCGTCCTTCGACCCGCTGGTCAGATACATGCGCGCGAACCTGGCGCGTTCCGCTCCGGCGCTGAGGCGCCGCAAGACCACGATCCAGTCGCCGTCGGACAGGGGGAGCCGCGTGGTCTCCGATCGCACGAAACGAGACGCCATCCGGGTCACCTCAGCGCATCGGGCAACGGCGTCATGTCGGCCGTCAGCACGCCCGCCGCGCGGTTGAACTCGAACCGTTGAATCGCAAAGCGCCACTCGGCGCGCTTCGTAGGGGCGACGAACACGAGCGGACGCTGCGTCAGCTTGAACGCGTCGTGCGTGACGACGGTCGCCCGCAACTGAAAGCGCCCGCTCTCCTGGTCCAGCGTGACGGTGTAGCCGTTGATCGCGGCGGCGGCGAAGTAGCCCCAGTCAATCCGCCCCACGACGCCGCGCAACCGCATACGTTCGGTCCTGCCTTACGCCGCCGGCTCGAGCTCCCACGGCCCGGCGGCGACGAAACTGCCGTTGATGCTGATGCCGCCGTCGGATGCGACTTCGATGGACGCGTCGAGATAGCCGAGCCCCTCGAAAAAGTTGGCCGGGTCGAGGGTCGACGGGACCAGGTTCAACATGGCGGCGACATCGCCCTTCGCGACGGCGAAGAGCGCCGGACTGCTCGTGGTATTCCACCAGCCGCCGTACGTGCCCTTCACATCGGGTAACCCTAAGACATATTGCTTATTGACGTCGCCGAACGCCGTGACATCGACCTGGTCGCGCTTCATATCGAGCGACCATTTGTTCAGGTCCGCAACCGGGACCAGTCCGGCGCCGCCGGCGCCCGTCGGGTCCATCTTGATCTGCCCTTTGCTTCCATGTCGGCGTCCTGCCATGACCTCACCTCGCTATGTGCTAACGACGACGGTGTAGTGGCCGCCGCGGTGGTAGAAGCGCACCGTGGGGTCGACGTCGTCCACTTCCGTGTGGCGAATCCGCGCAATCGTGTCCTCGCGATACGCCGCGACCAGTTGATAGCCAGGGATGGCCAGGACCAGCGGCGGATCGGGAGGCTGCGGGTCGAGCAGCGTATCGATCCGCGCGGCGGCCTGGCGCGCTTGGGAGTTGGCGTTGGCGACCGTCGTCAGCGCGACGGCCTTCACCAGGTACGTGACGGCTTCGAACGACCGTTGCTGGAACTGCCGCTCGTCCCTGGCGTAGGTGACCCCGACCAGGACATAGCGCGTCGAGTTCGGCGGCGCGTTGTCGAAGTGGACGCCGTTCGGCATCAGCGCCGCGAGTGTCGGGTCGGCGCTGAGCAACTGGAACAGGGCGGTGTCGATGGCCGCCGAGTCAATCGCCATAGCCCTCCACGATGAGCCCCTGGCGCTCGAGGAGGGCGCGGAAGTCGCGGTTGTACATCTCGCGGCGCACGCGCAGGACGACCGGGACGAACGCGTGCCCCGGCGGCGCGGCCGGCATGCTGCCCCGATTGGCATCGTTCTTCGTGTAGTTCTGCCGCGTCGACGTGCCGTACTCGAACAGGTGGGAATGACGGGCCTTCGAGAGCACCACCCAGGCGACGCCGAGCGGGCCGCTCTCGGCCGGTTCCGCCGACACGCCGTTCACCAGGGCGTCGGTACGACTGTGCGCCAGGTAGTTGGTGCGCACCTGCACGGCCGCCGCTTTGGCGTTGCTCTCGACAATGCGGCCGCCCTCGCGCCGCAGGTCGGCAGGGAGCTGCCGCAGCGCGGCGCGGATCTCGCTGAAGTCCCACTCGAACCGCACGCCCTTCATGGTTCGGTCCCCACGACCAGGACGGCGCCCGTCGGAAAGCGCGCACAGAGTTGGGTCTTGCCGCTACCGTTGTCTTTGGCGAAGAGCGCGACGCGGCCGACGACCGCCGCGGGATCGGCGGCCAGTTGGACCAGGAACATCTCGCCCGTTCCCATGACGCCCCACCGTGCCGACGCGCCGCCGGGCACCATGACCGCCAGGGCGGGTTGCGTCTGCGACGTCGTCGGCCAGCATTCGACGTGGGCGCCGACGGCGTTGGAATTGTCCGAAATGCGGCGCCCGAACTGCACCGGCCGCGCGCCCCCGCCGGCAGCCGGACACAGGACGATCGCGGCGCCGCCCGCCTGCAGCACCAGTTCGGTATCCGACGACCCGCCCGACACCGTGACGCGCGGCGGGGGGCCGAGCGTCGGCGTGATCATGTACTTCGCGGTGCCGTTGACGTCGTGGATCATCGCGACTTCCAGGGCGCCGCTCCCATCGTTGATCCCGTACGAGTACCAGCGCTGCGACGCGGCCGACGGCCGCACGGCCCACTTCGCCGTGGCGCCGATCAGTTGCGGCTGGTCGCTGTAAATCGACGCGACGCCCACGCCTTGCGACACCAGCACCTTGCCGAGCGCGTCGGTCGGCAGCGCGGCCCCTGGCGTAGCGAAGGTCCCGTCCGCGCGAAGGAACGTCGTCGCGCCCCCTGGGAACCCGCCCAAGGCGCGCACGTCAATCGGGTCGCTGCCCGCGAGGAGATGCGACGTCGCGTGCGCCGACGGGGCGCCGACGGACAGCACACCGCCCGCGACGGACAGCCCGCTGCCGACGGTGACGATTTCCGGCGTGCTGCCGATGTCCGGCCAGTAGAGCAGACCTGGCGACGCGTCGAGCACGTTGACGCCGTACACCGGGTCGGCCACGTCGCGATAGAACAACGCGCCGTGCGCGCCCGCGACCGCACGCAGCCCATCGTTCCAGTGCGACGGCCGCGTGCCTGGGAACTCCAGGTCGTCGGTCACGGGATTGTTGAAGACGTGCCGGATGACAATCGGCATGCTCACGCCCCCTGAAATGCGTCCGGCTGAAACGCGCCGCTCTGGAAGCTCGCCGCGCTCGCCGGCGGCGGCTGGGTGCCGGTGGGCGACACCTGTTCCTCACAGAAGGCGACCGTCTCGACGTTGCGTTCGTCGACGTTGATCACGCCGTTGACGTAGAACGTCCGACTGTTGAACCGGATGCGCGTCTCGGTCGTAATGTCCGCCCGGTACGGCCCGCTGATCACGAACGACGCGCGCGTGAGGGCCGTGCCCGCCGTCATGCGCTCGAGATCGCTGACGGTCGCGGGTTGGATGCGACACGTCCACGTCGGCGGCGTGAGCACGACGGGCGCGATCGTCCATCCGCCTTCGCCGTCGCTGACGGGCGCGCTCGGTCCGGACAACGTGACCCGATGCGAACGGTCGCCGATGGACGTCCGCGGACCGATCATGCGACCACCATCAGGCGGTAGGACGCGATCGCGTCCTCATACCCGTAAGGCACGAGCTCCACCGAATCGAGGCGCGCCAGGTCCCGTCCAAGCGTCGCGTAATGCGCCGTCAGCAGGCCCGTCGCATGCACGAACCACGGCGGAATCACCGCGACCGACGGCCACCCGGCCACGAGGCGCATGACCCACGGCTGAAACGATCGCAGGTCGGTGGGCCACTCGGCCGTCGTCGAGAGCGCGACGCGGGCCGCCAGGGGCGTGTCACTCCCAGGATCCAGGGTGTAGTCCGTGGCGTCGAGCGTGTGCCTGGCACCGGCGCTGTCGATCCACTCGAGGGAAGTCACCGACGGCACGGGGCGCCAGGGCAGCTCAATCGGCGTGTAGAACGACAGCGCATCGAAGAACACGTCATACATGGTGAAGAGAGGCACGACCCCAGTGTCCCGCTGGACCTGGCTCCGCGCCATCGCGATGAACCCCTGCATCAGCGCGTCGCGCGGGTCGCCGTCCGCCCAGTCGAATCCCGCCCGGAGTTTGCCTTGCGCCAGCGTGAGCGGTTCGGCGGCGATCGTGCGGGTGAGCGTTCCGCCGGCACCGGCGACGGTCACCGCGACCGGCACCGAGACGTGGAGCGCATCGATCACCGTCACGACCTGCGTGCCATCCAGCGCCGGCGTCGATCCGGCGTGGCCGGCGATCGCGACGGTGTCCCCCGACACGAGGCTATGCGGCGTACTCGTCTCGAGCACCGTCTCGGCTGCCACGGACGACGAGACAATCGGGACCAGGGGCGTCACAAGTACTGCGGCGGCGCGCGGGGCCACCACGGGGCGAGAGGGCCAGCTGACGCTCATCGCTTGCGCCGGCCCCGATAGGTCGCGGTCGAGAACGGGCGGCCATCGCTGCCGTCCCCGAGCGCGGGCCGCGGCGCGGGGTCGACGGCCGCTCCCTCGCCGGCCGAGGACGCCAGCGATCCCAGCGGAAGCGTCGACGACGTCCGCGCCGCGTCTCGTGCCGGCAGCTGCACGACCGCGATCGGCCCGGGCGCGCGACAGCTGCAGTGCGGCGCGTCGCAGATCGGGCAGGCGCCGGGGTCGTGGCGGCCGAACAGACTCATGGCGTGGGCGTCCGCCCCGGTGCCGGCTGCGCCCCCGCTCGAGAGCGTCGGCGCGGGACGGCCGGCTTCACCGTAAATCCGTCAGTGCCGACCGCATCGTCGAGCTCGTCGTCGTGCAGTTCGATCCCGTCCATTGGTGATGGTGTCCCCTGCGTCAGCGCGCGCGCTTCTTCGCGCCCGTCGTCTTGGCCGTCGAGGCCTCCACCGGCTTCGCCTTCGGGGGCGGCGCGGACTCCGCTGGCGGGTCCGGCGCCGGCATGACCGCCGCGTCGGGGTCTGCCCCCGCCGCCTCTGGCGGCTCGCCCACCGGTGCGGCAGGCGGACGCACGGCGCGCATGTTGGATTCGCCCGGCGTAAAGCCAGGATGCGTGACAGTCGTCTTCGCCAGCGTCCTCCTCCTTCGTCGCCGCGGTTACGAGATCACGACGCCATACGGGGCGCCCGTCGGCACCCAGTGCAGGTTGTCCGCGATCAGCGAGATCGTGTCGCCGACCGCGGCGAAGGTCATCACGTCGAAATTCGCGCCCTTGCCGCCGAGCCCTTCGGTGAGCGTCACGGTGTGCGCGAACGCGGTGCGGGCGGTGATGATCAGCCTGATCCCTTCATCGGCCGCCGTGGGCGGCGCCAGCGTCATGGCCGCCGCGCTCCCCTTCGCGAGGGCGTGCACGCCGTCGCGGATCCCGATCGCACCGTTCGCGGTATAGGCGATATCGGCGTCGCTGTCCCCACGGACCATCTGATTCCGCACCGGATCGTATCGAGGCATCCTGTGTCCTCCTCAAGGGCGCGGCGCACCGCGCTCGGGGCGGCCGCCGCGTCCCTCACACGTGTCAGACCCCTAGACGAGTCCCGTCACCTCACCGAAGCCGCCCGGCCGGTACACCGCCAGGGCGCCGCGCTCTTCGGCGCGGATGGCCGTCAAATTCTTCACGAAGAAGTCACTGTGGCTGTTCGACGCGTCGACCCGCAGGCCGCCTTTGCGGAAGAACTGCGCGCCGGTCCGGTACGCGCCCGGGAACGCCACGCCGGCGGTCATGGCCAGGGTCACCGCCACCGGCAGGCCCCAGAGCCGCGGGGTTTGCGGCGCCGCAAAGGGGCCCGAGCCGTAGTACATGCCATTGGCATCCTTGGAGAGCTGGATCGTCTGCCAGTTGGTCGGGTGCATCACGACGCCGTCCGGCTGGATGAACGCGTTGACGGCGATGGCGGTGATCTGCTTCAGGATCGCGTCCGCGTTGGTGTCGGTGCCGCGAACAACGTCCGGCTGCAGCCCGACCTGATTGCGGAGGCCCAGCATGTTCGGCGCGACGCCGTCGCCGTTGAGCAGTTGATCGTCTTCGACCAACTGCACGAACATCCGGAGCCGGTTGTCGATGTAGCTCCGCATCGCCGGCACGTCTTCGAGCATTTCATCCGTGACCGGCAGCCAGGTCGCGATCTTGCGCACGGGCGCGGTGGCCGATTCGAACACGAGCGTGGATTCCGGTTTGGGGGCGCCTTCCGCCACGGGCGCCGCCGCGTTGGTCGGTGCCAGTTCCCGCATGAAGCTGATCAGATTGCTGTCGGTCGTCCCCGGCGCCAGGAGATCCGCAACGACGAGCTGCCGAAACAGGTACTCGACGATGCCGGGCCGGTAATCCGGGACGACGAGGTCGCCGCCTGACGCGGGATCGCTCGTGAGCGTCGCCCCGTACAGCTCCAGCCCCGGCAGTTCCGAGGAGGGACTCGTCCAGCCCCGGCTGTTGCGGGTGCCGTTGGTCTTCTTGATCCAGGCGTAGGTCTCGGAGTCGATGAAGGCCTGCCCCATCGAGACGAGAACGCCCCGCCCCGGCACGCCCGCCTGGCGCGTCGGTGCCGCGGCCATGCCCTCCGTGAGCCGGTCGAGTTCCGCCAGCATGCTGCTGTCGTTCTTCGCCGCATCGATCCGCGCCTTGATGCCTTTGGCCTCGTCGAGGATCGCCTGCACCGCGGCCTTTTCCTCGTCCGTCCGCAGACGGCCTTTCACCTCGGGCGTGGTGGCGGTTGCGGGCGTGACGACGTGGTCTTCGCACGCGCGCATGTGCGTTTCGAGTAGGGTCTTGGCCTTGGTCTGCAGCTCCCGGAGCTTCGTTTCGAGTTGCGTAACGTTCATGATTCGCGTCCTTCAGAGCTCGAGTTCGAGCAGCTCGCGCTCGATCGCGTGCTGCCAAGCCACCTCCAATAGCCGCTCCTGCGACGTGGCAGCCGCGACGGGCGGCCGCTCCTGGTCGGTGGCAGCGATCGGGGCGGACAAGAGTTCGGCCGCCTGGCGATCGGCGGCGTCCGGGGATTCGGAGAGCAAGCGCGCGAGCGTCTCGTCGAGCGTGCCGATGGAGTCGATCATCCCGAGCGCCTTCGCTTCGTCGGGGGTGTAGACGTACGCTTTCCACTCTTTCTTGACGCGCTCGGTCGTCATACCGGCGCCGCGCCCCCGCACGACGTTGCCGACGAACTGATTGAAGGCGTCCTCGAGGAGCGCATCCGCGCGCGCCAGGAAGGCCTCGCTCGGCGGCCCCGTCTCGTTGCCGTCGACCTTGCCCTCGCCCTTCGACAGATACGTGCGCTTGACGCCGAGCTGCTCGAGCGCCTTGCTCAGATCGTTGTGGATCGCGTAGGTCCCGATGCCGCCGACGCGCGCCGTGGGCGCGGCGACGATCTCGGTGGCGGCCGCGCTGAGCTGATAGGCGGAGGAGCCCATCAGGAATTGCGCCTGCGCGATAATCGGCTTCTTCGTCCGGGCGCGCATGATGTCGGCTGCGAGCTCGACGCTCCCCGCGAAGCTGCCGCCAGGGGAGTCGACATCCAGCACGATCGTGCGGACGGCTTTATCCGCGACCGCCTCCCGGATCTGGCTCGTGAGCTTCTGGTAGGTCGTGCCGCCCGACATCTCGCTCAGCAGGTTCATGCGCGGCGCAAGCGCGCCATAGACGGGAATCACGGCGACGCTGCCCACGCGCGGCTGCGGGAGGTTCTTCCGATTGACGAGCGCGGCTTCGATCGTGGCCTGGTCCATCGCCACGCCGGCGATCCGGTGCGCCAGGATGCCGGCGATGATCTGCAGCATCTCGGGCAAGACCGACCAGGGATGCGCCAGCGCGAAGCCGAGGACGTGTTCGTAGCGGCCTGTCATGTGACGGCCTCCAAGGCGATCAACCGATCGAGCGTGGCCTCGGTGATGTCGTGGGCGCGCGCGGCCGCGGCCTCCGCGCCGAGGATCGGCGTCAGATCGGCGGTCAGTTCCTGGGTCCAGCGCACCCGCTGGTCGTAGAAGGCTGCCGCACGCTCGAAGAGATGGAGCTTCTCGAGCCGCGCCTTCTGCCGGAGCCGGGCGGCCTGCAGGATCGGCGCGACGCGCGCCTCGAGATCCTCCTCCTCCTCGTCGTCGTCGTCGCCGGCGGCCGACGGCGACGGGTCATCCGGGGGACGGTCGGGATGCGCAGTCGCGTCGGACGGGCCGCCCTGCTGCGGCGCCGGTCGATCGAATTCGGGATCGTCGATGCGCGGCAGGTTGTCGAGGGCGCGCCCTTCGTTCACGGTGCGCCACGGCCGGCCAATCGAGGTGTGCATCGAGCTCGCGCGTTCTTCCGGCGTCCCGGCCAGCTGCGCATCGAGAGCGAACTCGAGATAGACCTGGTCCTGGTCCTCGCTCTCGATCAGCAGCTGCCGTTCGAACTCCTGCGTGGTCATCTCGAACCACGTGCCCAGGCAGTGCTTGTAGAGGTGCTTGTCCTGCTCGCGGATGTTGGAGAACGTGGCGTGCTCGAGAATCCCGACGAGCGGCTGCGGAATGTGGTACGCCGCGGCGCAGACTTCGCGGCGGAGCTTCCCGCCGACCGTGTACTCCGAGTCCTTCGCGTTCGCGGACGTCTGATGAAACGTCTCGCCCTCCTGGAGGAGGATGGTGTCCTCCCCGCTGGGGCCGCCGTAGGCCGCCCGCCATTGGTCCCGCCAGTCGGCCGCCTGGGTCCGGTCGTACCGCTTTGCGGTCGCGGGTCGGGTCACGACGCCCGGGAGGCGGGCGCCGCGGCGCCAGAACTGCTCGCGATACGCGGCGGCGGCAGCTTCCTCGGCGAGGATCCCCCGTAGCGTTTCCATCGGCGAGAGGCCTTCAAAGGGATGACAGGGGTTGTAGCCGTTGAAGTAGACGATCTCGCTGAGCGGAAACTCGCGCGAGCGGCCGGTGACGTCGGTCCACACGAAGTACTCGGGCAGGAGCTTGCCCTGCGGTTCCGCGCGAATCTGCTCGGGCGGAATGCGGACCAGGCCGATCCCGTTGCGCCGATCGGCGGCGACGTAGCGCACCTTGAGGAGCGCCGCTTTGAAGTAGACGCCCATGTCGCCCATGAGCGACTCCATCAGGCGGTATTCGGTCGTGGCGGGATTCGGGTGGCCGAGCCAGCGCGCGACGTCGTGATCGGCCAGCCGCACGCGATCGGTATCCGACACCCGTCGAAACGTGTGCATCGGAATCTGCGCGTAGTTCCGGGCCAGAAATTCAACACAGATGCGCACATTCGGTTGCGTGCGGAAAATTTCGGCGTAGGCCTGCGTGAAGCCGTAGAGGGTGAGGCTCGAGGACGGATACGAGCTCGGCGTGGTGGCCGGCGTCGTCAGCGCCTGCAGGCCCTCGAACGTCCGGACGATCACGGGAGCACCTGCAGGAACTTGATCTGCGTGCGGTGCAGGACGGCGTCGCCGATGATCTTCTCGGGCGTCGCCCCGCCCTTGAGCGCTGAGACATCCGTGAGGGTCAGCCAGCGCCACCGATACGACCAGAGGACGCCTTCCAGCGCTTCCGACGGATCGGCCGTGAAGTTCACGATCACCCGCCGATACAGGCAGGGCGGTCGCCAGAAGCAGCACCAGCGGAAGAAGGCAGCCCACAATCCGGACGGAGTATGAGCGTCGGCGGGCGAACCGCCTATTTACGTCCGACGTTATTCGCCTTTGGCCGCCCCATCGAGCTCCCGCTTGAGCCCGCGGCGCATCAGATCCGAGAGGGACTCGCGATCGCGCCGCGCCTGCGACCACGCGCGATCGAACTCTTTCGCCGGCAGCCGAAAGCTGGCCTTCGTCGTCTCGTCCTCGTCGTCGATGCGCGGCCGGCCCGCATGGGTGCGCGTCATGGCCGGATCCCCTGGGATAGCGATAATCCGCCTGAGGAATCTGCTAGATTCCCCCTATGCCGTCCATGGTGCACCGCCGTGGCGACGTCGTCTTCGAAGCCGGCTGTGATCTCATCGATGTCACCAGCCTGCATCGGCCGGATACGAGCTGGCGTGCGGTCGACGTCGCCAGTCACACACACCGCTGGTACGCCAACGGCCAACCTGCCGAGTCGTATCGCCCGGACGCCAAGTACGAGACGCCGACGCTGCGCTGGGTGCATGACGATTGGGGCTATTACGAGGACGGCGAACGCTACTCGATCGGCCATCACGAATGCCGAGACTGCGGTGAGCGCATCGAGCCGCGTTATCGCGCCGATGACACGAGGCAGATGATCCAGGGGCTGCTCTGGTTCACGATCAACGGCGAGTCGGTGTCGGCCGAAGAATTCGAACGCCGATTCCAAGGGGCTCAGTAGCGCGTCACCGGGCGCCATCACCACGACGATGTGCGTCATGCGGCCACCACCAGCGGCCCATCAGAGGCCCCTTCGTCCAGCCCCGCGAGTTTCCGCGCCATGATCGAGGCGACAATCCCGTCGATGCGCCCGCGGCTCTTCTTCTTCACAGGCTTGACGTTCTCGGGCCCATCCTCGTCGACGACGACGTTCGACGCCTTCCAGGCCATCAGCGGATTGCCGCCGGTGTCGACGAGCCCGTCGAGCACCTCCGCCCCGAAGTCCTTCGTGGGCAGGCTCATGTGCTTGATCGTCTGCGGGATCTCGACGACCTCGAACCCGTCGCCGGCGAGGTCGTCCTCGATGTTCGCCGCGTTCCACGGGTCGAAGCCGATCTGCTGGATCTGCAGGTCGAAGCGATCGCGCGCGTCGTTCACGGCCTGGCGGATGGCGTCCTGATCGATCCGGTTGCCGGGGTTGGTCGTCAGGTACGACCAGGGCGTGCCGGGAATCTTCATCTCGGCCGCGGGCACGGGCGAGCCGGGAATCTGGATCTCCGCCCACTGCAGATACGGCGCGCGGTCGCGGCGGGCCCGGGCGACGAGCGTATCGAGCGGCGTGAAGCACCGCACGAGGTACCGCCAGCGCGTGCGCGTCGTGGTCGGCGGGAAGCACAGCGCGAATGCGGCCAGGTCGATCTTGCTCGCGAGGTCGATCGCGCCGAAGCACGTCTCCCCGCGCAGCTCCTCCGCCGACCACGCACTCTGCCCGCGCTTCCACCCCTCCATCGACAGCCAGGGCGCATCCGTGTTGACCCACACGTTGAGGCGATCCTGCTGGTAGGCAGCAGCCGCGCTCGGCATGTGGATCGCCTTCTCGCGCAGTGCCGCCAGATCCGCCGGCTTGATCGAGACGCCGTAATTCGGGTTCGCCTTGATGGCCGTCGCGGGGAGGGTCCAGTCATCATCCGGCACGCCGGCGATGCCGATGTCCGCATGGGCGATGAAGGCGAAGAAGGTCTCGTCGACGAGTACCTGATCGAGAATCTTGCACGCGTAGTCGTGCTGATCGCCGCACACGCTGACGAGGTCGTCGCCGGCGGTCGTGATTTGCGCGATGACCGGCTGCCGGCGTGAGCCGGTCGCCGTCTCCATCACATCGAGGCGGTCGCGGGTCTTCCACTTGTGCAGTTCATCGATCCCGATGAAATGCGGATTCAGCCCGTCCACCGGATGCGCGCCGAGCGGCTCGAGCTTGCTGTCGGTGTCGACGCGGTGGATGTTCTTGGTCAGGACCTTCAGGCGGACCTTCAGCCCGGAGGACCGGACGAGTTTCTTGGCGTCTCCGAAAACGAGGCCAGCCTGGAACCGCGTCGTGGCAAGACAGTACCCCTCAGCTCCGGGCTCGCCGTCGTAGAACGTGATGTACAGCGCGGCGATCGCCTGGTCGAGCGTCTTGCCGTTTTTCCTGGGCACCTCGTCGTAGGACGTCCGGAACCGCCGGAGCCCGGTGTCGACGTGGACCCACCCGAAGAAACTGCCACGGCGGAACTGCTGCCACGGCTCGAGCACGATGAACTGCCCCGCCCACTCGCCTTTGTAGTGCTTCAGCTTGGAGGCGAACCGGAAGTACCGCTCGGCCTTGGCCAGGTCGAAGCGGTACGGGAAGCCCGTGGTCCCTTCGCGGGCGCGATCGCGCAGATGCCGCTCGCACGCCAGGCGGTGATACTTCCCTGCCGGCACGCGGCCCTCGACGACGTCGGACGCGTAGGCGTCGACGACATTGAGGCTCCTCCGGCGCCGCGGGGGCATCGTCGTCATCTCAATGGGTCGAGTCGGTGGCGGCGGGGCTGTCGAACTCGGCGAACGGATCCTCGGGCGCCGGCGCGTCGGTAGCCCGCACCCGCGACCGGGCTGCCGGCGTCATCCCGAACTCGACGAGGTACTGGCGGATCGCCATATGCCCCTGCCGCAGTTGCTGCAGATGCTTGGCGTCGACGCGCTGCAGGTCTCCGATCGCGCTGGCGACGGCAGCAATCTGGTCCTCGTGGCGCACACGCTCGAGCGCCGCCTCGAGCTTCGCGAGGAGCCGCGCGTTCGTCATGCGCGAGGCGCGAATGCCTTCCGTTTCCGCGTAGAGGCAGCAGTACTGATAGAGCGCCGCATCATCGACGACTGACAAAATCTTCGCCGCCTCGAGGCGATTGACCATTCGTGCCCATTCCTCGCGCGCCATCCCGACGAGCCCTTTCGGCGTGGGTGGCCGGCCGCGCGGCGGATCTGGATCTGTGGTTTTCCCCTTCGGCTTCGTCCCGCGATCTGTGCGACCGGTACCGGCAAGCGCGTGCTCGCGCTGCGATTTGCGGTTGCGGCCGCCCGAGCTCGAGGTCCCTGCCATCAGCGATCTCCACCGCACGAGGGGGTAAAAGCCCACGGCTGCGCGTACTCCCCGGCAAGAAAGACTGTCCAGCAGTCCTCCGCTAGGAGATCGATCCGGTGCCGGGCATCCGCCTCCAACACGTTCACGTCGCCGGGACGGTACTCGCGCGCGACGATGGTATTGTCCGGTCCGCATCGCTCCTCGCGATAACCGCCGGCGAGAATCAGACTGGCGCTCCACCCCCACGGATGCGAATGCACCTGGTCGGCGTCGTCCGAGGCGACGAAGTGATGCAGGAAGATCGCGGGACCGGATCGTGTGTTCGTGGGACTCCAGCCGGCGGCGAAGTACCGCTCGAGATATGGCCGCCCGTTGCGGTCGATCCGCTGCACGGCCAACGCCCGCGCGAGCATCTGACACCACGCGCGCGCGGCCCGTTCCCCGGCGACGTTGAGGCGCGCGACCCGCCTGGTCATGCAAAGTGGCCCAAAAAATCAACTTTCATTTGCTGACCACGCGCACGGTGCCA